CCCTAGCTTCTTCAGCTAACGGGCCTTGTTGCTTTGCTATTTTGGCGATGAAGGCTTGGTATTTGTCGTGGCTGTTAATTGCTGTTGCAACAACCTCCAAGTTAACAGGTTCATCGTCACTAAGCATAAGCAGATCGCCATATGAATCGACCAGCTTTGAACCGTGTCCAATTACCATCACTGGCAGTGAAATAGCACTTTTAATCATTTCAACGCCCTCACCAACTTACTAAAAAATACCTGAACCTTTCTTGTTTCGCGCTTTGTTAATTGCACAACTAAAGCGCCGTCTTTACCTGGTTGTATCGTCATGTTATTCCCCTTGTTTATCTGAATCATCTTCTGCTTTTTCCCAGTGATTGATGATGCTTTTTAAGTTTGCTTTCTCGCTTTCCGTTTCCGCTTCAGCAAGTCGTTTTTTGAATCCGTCCAATATACTCATACATTCACCATCCAGCCAATCCAAACCGCAAAGCATAAAGCCAGTAGACAAGCAAAGTCATGCTCAAGGTGATTGTAATGCGGGCATGTGATTGTGGTTGGTACTATTATCATTGATTAGCCTCCAATTTCATAATGATACATATTGCTGCAGCTCGTAAGACGCCAGATTTATATGTATCAATTGTGTGAGTTAAAACCTCATCAGTTCCATGTGTTGATTCAACACCATTGAAATCATATGAAACTTCGTATTCATCATTACACTCAAGTAGAGTTATATTGTGTTCTAAAATAAGAGGGCCAATGTCAGGCCATGAGTTGCAGTAGTCAGCTCTAATAATGAATTTACCTTCAGCCTTAACTAGAAGTCTACGAAGCCGCTTATTAACCTCAAAATCACTAAGCTCATCATAATTAATCATTTTGCACGCTCCAATTTACATTCAGGTAATACGGCGATGTTACCAGGTAAGTGCTGGATGTCGTTGAATGCTCGCACGCGGTAACGAATGTTATTCTTTTCGTTGAATACTTTTAAAACCTTGCATGGCCCTAGTCGTCTGTTGAATACTTGCTGGTTTTCTGTAAATTTGTTCATGCTTCCCCCATCATTTTATCCATAGCCGCCCCAACTACTGCGTTTGCATTGTTCAATATAGCCGTAGTTCTTACGCTGTAAATATCAATCTTTACGCCTGATATTACATAAACAGTAGCCTCATCGAGCCTGTCTAAATCAGCTTTCGTTAATCTGTGTGTTACTGTGTTCATTATCTTCTCCCCGTTAAAATTGTATTGTGGCATAACTGGTAAATTATACTGTTAAGCAGGTCACAAAAGCCTCAACTCTTGGATTCTCTCTATCAATGCCGCCGTAATACTCACTGGTTGCAATGATGTGGTTAATGTTGTCCTCCTCGATCAAGCCAAGCTCTACCATTGCATCTTGAAAGAACTTTTTCGATATAGATGTGAAGTTATCTAAATCTGGTGAATTGTTACGAGCTGCATAGTAAACAAACTTTATTGAAATTTTGGTTTGTATTTTTGGTAAGCCTTCAAACTGCTGTTTTATATGGTCTTTAAACTTTACTTTGATCTTGTTTGACTGCTGATAGTGCGCGTTCCTGTACCAATTAAGGTTTATTGGCACGTTCTTTTTGTTGTGCTTCATGTAGCAAGGCAGAATAAATTTATAATCAGCCATTCAAAGCCTCCAATGTTTGTGATAATAATTCCTGCTCTGTGCCGAAATTATCTTCCCATGTTTTACGGCCAGCATGGACAGCTACGCCATTACCGCCAGTTCTATGATGAATGTGACACAATCCTATTACCTCATAGTTTGACGCGCGCTTACCCATTGCTCCGTTGCCTATGTGGTGGATTTCACACTGAACGCCTTCAACGTCAAAGCCATTGTTTTTGCATACGACACAGCCAAGTGCAGCGACTTTAGATAGATGCGCTTTCTCTGCTTTATTTGTCATTAGCTTTCAATCCTTTTTACTTCTTCGATCATCGCGTCTTTGAACCGTTTATCAAATAAAGCCTTGAGCTGTTCCTTTCTGTATTTGAAGTCTTGCCCCATCGTGATGAATACAGTGTTAGCACGTTGCAACTCAATAACAGCTTTCATTTCCAAGTCAGTCATGTAATCACGCACATTTTCTTTCTTGCCTATCTTATGGTGTTCACGGTATTTTTTAGATGACATACCAAGCACTATTCGGTTGATCATGTCTGACTCATTACTGTAATGGTAAGGTTGCGGATCCTTATGCGCTTCTTGAACTGCATCAGTCATTGGTCTAAATTCAACTTTTAGCGCTTGCCTATGCTCGAGCTCTTTTTGATTTTCGATAGCCTTAATTTCACAATCAAGAAAATACAGTCTTGCCAGCTTACCCATTTCAGAGTTTTCGATCATAGCTAGTTGCTTAACCATGTCGGGAGTACAGTGATAATCTATTTGTTCAACATTTGAACGGACGCCAACTTTGGAATCCGTTATGCAGTAATCTGCATGCTCATCAAATCCGTATTTTTCAATTCTTCGCTTAATCCAGGTTGAGTAATTGGTACTAACGCCTAACCATTCGTGAACGACTCGAGCATTAACCGCGGTAACAAATCCATTTTGCTTCTTAGCTTGGAATGTCTTTTTGATTTTATTGAATTGCTTAACTGGTAAATGTTTATGCATTATTCTTCTCCTTAATTTCCTCGATAGTTTTATCACCTGTCCACTGCTCCGTGATAAACCAACTACGCCAGCCGTGAATATCAGTATGTTCAATACCTGAGTCTTTCACTCTTTCACTTTTAATCGTCATTGCTGCATGTTCTAGCGCTTTCTTCTCGCTAGCCATCTTGCAGAACGTTTTAACTAATTTAAACATAATCACCTCTCTGTTAACTTTTATAAAGCTTATACCTATATAGGAAAATCATCAACAAAACTTTTCCTAAACTTTTCCCGTAAAATGGTTGCAATTAAATTTAATGGGCGTATATTTGAATTATCGAAACGAAACGGAGGATTTATGGCAACACTAAGGTTTGAGGTAAGTGAAGAAGTAAAAGCTAAGTTGGATGAAATACGCGGTCACATGTTAAAGGCTCCTTATTCATCTGACCTATTCGCAAAGGCTGTAATAGCTGAACACAAAAAGCAGCAACAAAAGAAAGGCGGATAGTATGGCAATAGCATCAATCATCATGGCTGAATCAGGCAGGGGTAAAAGCTATTCAACCATCAATCTTAACCCTGCTGAATGCTTATTAATACAGCCAATACAAAAACCATTGCCACATATGAATGGTAAGCACTGGAAACCGCTTAATACTGGTACTGGTGAAGGTTCAATTTTATGCACAGACCAGCCAGATATGGTTATCCAGGCAATAAACAACGCTGCTGCAATTGGGCGTGATAAGGTAATCATTGATGATGCTCAATACATCATGGCCAACCAATTCATGCGCTCAAGAGATCAGAAGGGTTTTGATAAGTTCAACCAGATAGGCGGGGCGTTTTGGGATATCGTGATGACAGCATCTAACGCGCCAAGCAATATCAGGGTTTACTTCCTTATGCACACTGAGGAAACAGAAACGGGTCGAGTTAAGGCTAAAACAATCGGTAAAATGATTGATGACAAGATCAGCCTTGAGGGTATGTTCACTATTGTAATGCAGGCTGGTGTGCATTATGAGCAAAACGGGGACTCAAAGAATTACTTTATGACAAAGAATGACGGCAACACAACCGTTAAAACACCTGCTGGCATGTTTGAGACAGCAGAAATAGACAACGACCTGCAAATGGTTGATGACAAAATCAAGGCCTATTACGGCATTTAATAGCAACTAAGGTAAAGGAAAATAATCATGAACAATATCGCATTTAATCAACAAGTAGCAACTGGCGAAATCGGCACGGGCAAAATGGTGGGCGGTCCAAAAGTGGGCGTTATTGAAGCGGCATGGGTGACGCATCCATCTAATCAATCAAAGTCTATTGAGATCAATATTGATGGTCCTGATGGAGTGTTTAAGTTTATCAAGATGCAGTATGTTGATAAAGATGGCAAAGATAGCAAAGGCGGCATGGTTGCCATTCAAAATATGATGGGTTTATTGCGTATAGGTAATCTAACCGAATCGCAAAGCGGACGAGCTGACTTAAATGGACAGCCAATGAAGGATGTTCCAGAACTTAACGGTAAAACTATTGGCCTATTCTTGCAACGCCGTGATTACACAACAAATGGTGCTGATAAGTTTGGGTGGAATATTAAGGCCGTATTCGATCCGCAAACAAAGCGGACTTACAATGAAGCGCTTAATAAACTGCCAGCAGAGAAGTTGCAGTACTGCATAGACAACATTGAGGATATTGATGCCCGCACAGCTAATGCAGCACCACAACAGGCAGCACCACAGCAATCATGGGGTAACTCAGCACCACAGCAGGCACCAGCACAGTCAGCGCCAGCCCAAAGCGGTTTTGCACCTCAACAACCTGGACCTAAATCATTACAACAGCAGGGATGGGGAACACAAAACCCACCAGCCTATAATGGCGGGGATGATCCAGCGTTTCATAACGTTAACATTTAATAACTAATAGCCGTCCTAGGGCGGCAATCAATTCAATCTATTTAAATGAGGTCATAAAATGTCAAAAGTAATGTTAGATTTAGAAACAATGGGTAACGGTTCAAACGCAACAATCATCGCTATCGGAGCTGTGTTTTTTGATAAGAACGAGGTGCTATCTGAATTCTATGTAAACGTTGACCGTCAGTCATGCGAAGATCGCGGAATGATTTCAGATGAATCAACAATTAAGTGGTGGAGCGAGCAAGGCGATGAAGCTAAGGCGGCGCTATTCAATGACCAAGAAGATATTGTTGACGCGCTTAACATGTTCTCAGCATGGCTTTATGATAATGGTGTACCAATCAAAGATGTTGAAATGTGGGGCAACGGTGCAATGTTTGATAACACCATTCTTGGCAATGCATACAAAGCTTGTGGTTTTAGTATTCCGTGGAAATTTTGGAATGATCGCTGCTATCGCACAGTTAAAAATATCTATCCGTCAGTTGAGTTAAAGCGTGTCGGCGTTCATCACAATGCTGTTGATGATGCTAAATCTCAAGCGCTTCATTTAATCGAGATACTAAATCATGCAGGCATCTAACCTTAGAACATTCGAAAACGCTAGAAAGCTACGCCTTAACCTCTGCCAGCTTAACGCTATGGGTGATGATGAGCTAGCGGAAGAGTTGCGGATTGCTAACCTGTCATTTCCAGTTAGGGAGGTTGTGAAGGTTAAGCCGTCTTTTGATAAGAGTATTGATATACGCAAGGTGTGGCAATCAGCAAGCAAGCAGGATAAAGGCGTAAGGCCGTATGGTGGTATTTCACATCTAATACGGTAATTGTTACCCGGTTCACATTAATAATGGTGAGGGCTGGTAAGATAAGTTAACTAACAAAGGTAATCAAGGGGAAATAACATGGCTTCAATAGGCGTATTTTTATTATTAATAGCTGTATTCGTTGCGACAACTGCTATATGCGGGATTGTTATGATGATCAGTAAAGGCATTGGCATTGTATTAGCTGCAATCACAAATGTATCAAATGCATCTGATGAGCTGGCTGCTGATTTTTCAAATTCTATCAAGTGGAATTAGGGGGCAACATGGACTTATTAAATAGTTTATTAGGCGGGTATGCTGGCGTTATCTGCGCGGGTATCATGTTTATTTATGCGGGGGTTTTATGAGTAAGTTAGTTGATCAGTTAAAGCGGCATGAAGGTTTGAGATTAAAACCTTACAAATGTACGGCAGGTAAATTAACAATTGGCTATGGTAGAAATCTTGATGACAAGGGTATCAATAAAGACGAGGCATCATACATGCTTTACCGTGATCTCCATAATGTTGGTTATGAGTTAAATGGAAGAATACCGAATATAATGGATAACATGGTAATTGCTCGCAGTGACATATTGATAAACATGGCGTTTAACATTGGTGTTAATGGAGTGCTCAAGTTTAAGAAAATGCTAGCAGCTCTTGAAATTGGCGACTATAACGAAGCAGCCTTGCAAATGATGGATAGCAAATGGGCCAAGCAAGTTGGCAATAGAGCTATTGAATTGTCAGAACAAATGCGAACGGGGAAATATAAATGAGCTGGAAAGACATAGGAAAAGCGGTTGCTGAATATGCGCCGCTTCTTGGTGGGGTGATTGGTGGCCCTGCTGGGGCTGGGATAGGCGGGTTAGTCGCTTCAGCTTTAGGGGTTGAAGATAACGAAGAATCAATCATGAAAGCGGTTAAGTCAGATCCACAAGCAGCCGTTAAGCTTCGTAAAATTGAGACTGACCACGAATCAAGATTGCAAAGCATAAAGCTGGAATCTTTCCAAGCTGAACTCACCGACCGCCAGAATGCACGAAGTGAGAATAAGCATAGCATTATGCCTGCCGTTATCGTTTCAGTGTTAACGGTTGGATTAATTGCGTTTATTGCTGCGTTAATGTTCGTTGATATTCCAACTGAAAACTTAGGTATGTTGCGATTAGTGTTCGGGCAATACCTCACAGCTTGGATAGGCTCAATATATTTCTGGACCGGAACAACGAGAGGCAGCGCAGAAAAAAGCAAGCGAATGGGCGTTTAAGAACAAAGGCAAATAATGGAAGAGTATCTAAGATACTGCTATGAATGTGAATGCGCGGGAGAGGTTCCGCGCACATATGAAGAGTGGAGCCCCAATTAAGGGGCTTTGTTTAATCTCTAGTCACAGTCGCGTTATCAGAAAACAATTGATCGCTTTCATCACAAACAACTACAATCGGATTGTCTAGATCTTCATCCCAACAAGCCACAAGCCCAGCTAAACTACACTTATCAATATCAGATTCATTAATCACATAAAAATTCATAAGAAACTCCTAAAATTTGTTTGTGTAGGCTGATAGTGCCCACCAGTTTTTGCCGTTGTCAATACCGCCTATCTCCAGTATCTGCGTTGAATTGTGCGGTATCCCGTAGATTTTACCGTTTGGCGCTAAAACCCCGCCGAGCCATTTGTAAGTGCCTGATAGACTGCCGAAAAGAGTAGTGGTCTGCGTTGATGGGTCTATTTCCAGTATCTGCGTTGAATTGTGCGGTATCCCGTAGATTTTACCGTTTGGCGCTAAAACCCCGCCATACCATTTTACGGTACCTGATAGACTGCCGAATGTCCAAGCGCCCTCTGCTGCATTTGTTGAATCTTGCGTTAGATCTAGTGATTGCAGAGGGTTTGAGTAGTTGCCGCTTGATAGTGAGTCGGCGATGGCCTGCGCGTCATCTGCGCTATCTTGAGCGTCAGATGACGCTTGCTCTGCGTCAGCAACCAGCGTTTGAAATAGAAGTAAATCGGCTGGCGTGACTGGTGTCGTAGCACCTAATAGTGACGGCAGGTCTGTTGCTGGCGTGTCTGAATTGATTGTTATAACACCGCTTGATACCCATCTATTATTCAAAACATCGTGAGTTTCAATCAACACATTACCATATTCAAGATCTATATCATAAGAACCATCGATAGCTATGTCGTATATAGATCTAAAGCCTTTTAATGTTTGGCCAGTAACCGTATTGTGAGTGAAGCGAATTTTGTTTTTGTAAGAAAACTCACCAGTTGGATCGCGTAATATGCCCGCTAAGTTAATGCTAGCCATGTTAAATCTCCGTCAATCTATTTATTTTCTGCTCAACAACATCAATTTTATAACTCGATTCCTTTCTATTGCTGCGTATTTCTTTTTGATTTGATGCTGCAGATGATTTAAGTAATTTTAATTCAGCTTCAACGCGCTCAACTTCATCTTCAAATGATCTAATTCGTTCAATTAATTTCGTATCATCATATACTTCAGGTTCTGGAAACTTGATGCTTTTTATAGATAACTTAATTTCTGAATCGTCATACTCTGCTGGTATAGATTTAGCTAGATCATCAATCTTTTTAACTAAATCGCTATCATCATACCGCTTGGTTTCACCTGGCAAAATAGCGTTTAGCTCGCCAATAACCCTGTTTAAATCTGAGGCTGTGGCAGTAATGTAATCGACCACATCAGATATATTTTTACTAATACCTTTTACATCTTTAGCTTTATCGATATTAATTGGTTTTATTTTTATTTTAGGCATTATACTAACCCTCTCACTTTTAATGTTGTTTTGTATTGATCTGGTGAAGAATAAATTATAGGACTGCGCTCATAATAACCGAAAGTGAATAACTTTTCACTTCCTGCTTTATCGCCAACCCATATCCTCGCCTGATTTAAAGATTCATTGAGTATCGCTTCAACATAGTCAGCGTATACAGGCGCTAATTTGACCTCAAAAGATGTGTATTCTGCGCTCGGTCTGCTGATCACGGTTTGATTACCGAAAGTATCAAATGTAACAGTGTCGTAAGATGTGCGAGATGTACTTGATTGATAAAGCACTACGCCAAGGCTCCTTGAATTACCAATCGCTATATCACCTATTAGTATCTCACTTGAATTTGATAAAAACGTTACTGTTATATATGGCGTTGCATACACTGGCAGGTCATCAAATAAAACTTTATCACTTAAAAAGTCATCATTAACAATGGTATCCTCCATCGGTGACGCTATCGCGGTATCTTTAAAGCTATTGTAAATAATAGTGCCTACGCCGTTATCCTCTCGCACTTCTACAATTACTCTAGTTATATTCTCCATACCGAATAGACCTATGTTAGTTATAGGCTCTAAAGGTGCAAAATTGTATTCAGCCCCGGGCATTGGTAGTGTTGATTTGGTATTGATTACATAATCAAATGTCGCATATTTATTTGTTGGGGCAACTTCGATCCACGTTGGCACCGTTAAGTTAACCCCAACCTCTGGGTCATCATCTGTGTTAGCCGCTGCCTGATAAATTTTGTGAGTTTCGGTTTTAATTGCCTGATCGCCTACTCTGTACAGGCCGTTAAATATTAAATTTAAATCATAATTTTTAACAAGGCTTTGTGACCTATTAATGATGTTATAGCTTGCGCTGTCCCTTGCTATACCGTTAATTCTAACATCAGAAGAAACAGAGAAATCCATCAATGTAGATGATAGTAGTGTGAACTGATTGCTATAAAAGTATGAAATATTACCAATTAAGGCAACAAACCCATTATCATCTGTCGTTGTTAGTTTAGGGAAATCACCGAGATCAATTAAATAATCGGTTCCGTCATGGGTTAGCGTTTGATCTCCATCATAATCATACACGCGGACTTTTGTGTGAGTTTTATCATAAAGGTAAAACTTACCGCCGCTTTCTGTTAGTGATGAAAACGATGTGCCCGCCTCCGTTCCACCTGATATATTTACTATTTTATCTGTATCACCTACCGCATCCCAACGCCTAACGCTTGTCGCATCAGTTGCAAACACTCCACCACTAAAGAAGGTTAAATCTTGCAGTGAATTAACAACTGTTAATATTGAACTGGTACTCGTTAAGCTGCCCGATGTGTAGTTTTCAATATACCAGCCAGCATTAAATATTAATGAGTAATCTTCAACGCCATCAGATGCAAGGCCATAGCTATCTACTGTTGACGGCGTGTATTTAGCGCTGTTTAGATCATCAGTCCATACCACCTCACCTTTACTTACATCAGGCTCCGCCACTGTAGATGTTAAAATTGTATCAGTAACATCTATTGGTTTAATCACTATCATGCTTCAATCCTCACATCTATACCGTTTCTTCTGATCGCATCTAAATCATCCTCGCTAGACGTTGAACTTCTAGCGATTGATTCTGAAGCATCTTTGATTGTTTCAATATCCGCCCTCAATGCCTTTAATTCTACCACAACATTATCATTATTCTGAATTTGCGTTTGTTGTGGTACATAAGCGCTTGCAATGTTGCTGTCAATGCTTGTTAAAAGGCTGACTTGCTCTTGATTTGCGGTGAGCGTCATATCGCTAACTGAAGCGCTTCCCATTGCTAAATTATTTAATTCTGCAAGCTTGTTAGCCGTTTCAGCTTGTTGAATATTAAATTCAGCTAACGTGCTAAATTCAGATTGATTAGCGCTAACTTTACTTAAATCTAAACCTAGTGCGCGACTGAAGTCACCGAGCCTAGCAGCAGCTAAAGCCGAATCAATTGATAGATTTGTTGTCGCTCTGCTAACGCCGAATATGCCATTTATAGCACCCTCTAGTGACGATGATAAACCGCTTAACCTATCCGTGTAATCTTCAACCAAATTATAATAATCTGATGCTGTTTCCTGAACGTTTAGTAATGTTGCTATCTGCTTCTGGCCTTCCTCAGTTGTACCGTTTAACCCCTGCATAAGCATGAAGAAACCGTCAGCCGTGGCAGGTAAGGCAAGCCCAACTTCCTCAAGTGACTTGGTTAATGCGTTGGTATGCAGCTCTAACTTGACCGACTCCGGCGCGAATGTATTCGTAAAGCTAGCTGTTTTATCTGCGAATTCTTTAACACCACCAGCAAGCATGGATAAATTATCGGTTATCCTGGCAAACATCTCGGGGTCAGCTAATTTATCGCCTAGTTCAATACCAAGCGCATCTACTGCAAACTCAGCAACAGCCACTTGAGTGGATAGTCTAGCTAAAGTCTCGCCTAATTCCTCGCCTGTTTTCTGGAAGTCGGATAGGAACGGTATTACAGCAACAGAGAGATCATTAAATATCTTGCTGAATACAGCTTCAATTTGCTCTGTTTGAGCTTCAATACTTAAATCTTTTAACGATATTCTAGTTGTTGCCACGTTAAATTCATTGATAGCCTGCTCAATATCATCACTAGCAAAACCCAGTGAAGTAGCGCCAGCAAATACAGAGTCAGCAAGGGAGCCGAATACAAGCGCAAACTGATCGCTAGCTTCTGAAATAGGGGTTAAATATGTTCTTACTTTGGTGCTAGACCATGCATATTTTTTAGATTTAACTTCTTGAAATGCGCTAACCGATACGCTATTAATTAAATCTTCAATAGCACCACCGACAACTATAATGCCTTCGTCTGTTACTTTCTTACTACCGCCCAGCACCTTACCAACAGAATCAAACACACCTTTAAATATGCCTGAATCTGGAATTCCCAGCGTAAAGGCAGACGTTTGAGCAGCTAACCCATTAAGACCTGATAGCGGATTTTCATTAACTCGGCTGGCAGAAGTATCAAAGCTCAAGCCTTGTGATGCCCTTGCCGATATTCCACTCGCAGCAAATATACCCTGCTGCATACCCTTCAACGCATCAAGCATGTCCGTATTAATGCCAACTAATTTATCTGTTGCGTCTGCGGTTATATCAATAGAGTTTGATATTGATGCAGCTTTATCGCCCCAAACGTTATTACCCTGCGCCGCTTGATTTGCTGCGGATGAGTCGGCTAAATCACCACCGAGTGAACCGATTGATTGTCCAAGACTCGCCATCGCCCCGATCATAGCTGCCATTCTTGGGAAGGCTGTATAAGGGTCCCCGCTTGATGCTTGATTGATCACTGCGCCTATCGCCTGCACTGCATTGAATGCATCAGCTGCAACGCTTAATTTAGCGTATTCCTTTGAACCTTCAGCTGTGAAACCTCTTAGCGCATTGAGAGAGTCACCGATAGATCCAGCCATACCGCCGAATACATCAACTTTATCTACTGTTTTTTTGAGTGACAGTATTTCATCTTTAAGCTCACTAATTTTTTCCCTGCCAATCTCAAAACTTAAGTCATCCATAGACATAGCTTTTTCGACTTTCTCTATTTCATCTTGAAGCGCCTCAAGCCTGCCGATTGTGCTTGAACCTGTTATATCTTCAATCCATTCCTGATAAGAGTTATCTTCTGTTTTAGTGTTTAGCGAATCAAGTCGATCATTTAATTCATCGAGATAGGCAATTACACCGCCTTCAAGGTTGAGGTTGCCGCTTGCTAGCGCTTTGTTAACCCGCTCAATCTCAGATGTTATTTTCTCTAGTGGGGTTTGAAAGCCTGTTACTGATTCAAGCCACTTTTTGTATTTAACGTTTGCTTTGTCGAGTTTATTAGCAGCCTCTTCAACTGGGTCAACCCATTTTATAGAGCTTATGCCTTGTTCGAATATATTTTGTATTGATTTCAATCTAGCTTCAGGCTCTTTAGCTTGCTCATCAAGATCTGATAGTTGACGTTGGAGGATTGCGACTATTGAAGCGCTACCTATATTCCCAGATGTTAACGCCTTGCTTATTCTAGATGTTAAATCCATTCTTTTTTGATCTAATGAGATCATGACTTTTTGAGCTTCAATATAAGCAGAACCAACAGCCTGCTTACTCATACCTTTATAAGCTTTCTCAAGCTTTTTGATTGCTGTTTCTTGGTCTGAAAGCTCATCTCTTAACGTTTCTGATGATTCTTTTGATGATGCAAATACAGCCGCAGCGGTGCCGACGGCAGTTATCAGCAAGCCCCAAGGACCAAGCAAGAATTTACTAGCAACGCCTAGCGCATTAACACCCACAGTCGTGGAAGCCGCTGCAACTGTAACTTGCCCTAGTGCGTTTCTTGTTGTTATAGCGGTTGTACCAAGTAGTAACTGCTGTTTAGCTGCAACACCTAAAGATATAGAGTATTTAGCAAATGCTGGAGTTAATCCGGCACTTATAACAAGCGCCATTGCTCCCGCCGCATCGATTAGCGGATCTAAATCTTCACTTAAACTCTCTATGCCACTTCCTAAAGATGATATTGAATCAGCAAGCGCTTTGTTAGAACCTACAAATTTAATAACATTTGTTTCAGCATTGCCGAGAGATTGAGACCAAAGCTTGTCTGTTTTATCTGCAAGCCCTTGAGCTGTTGTGCTGTAATCACTTAATGCATTGATAAGTATCTCAGCAGTGATACCGCCAGTTGCCGCGAAGTCTCTAAGCTGACCTTTTGATATATTTAATTTGGTAGATAGTGCATCTAAAACCCTTGGAGCAGCTTCAATGACCGAGTTAAATTCATCACCACGCAAAGCGCCAGCGCCTAATGCTTGAGATAACTGCCTGATAGCGCCTTCTTGCGTTTGTGCATCTTTACCGCCTACACTAAATAAGTTATTCAGCGTTCTAACTGTTTTAAACAGGCTTTCTTCAGCTACATCTAAATCTTCAGCGCTCCGGTGTAATTCTGCATAAAGATCTGCTGTGGCGCTCAATTGTGAATTAGTTTCTTTGGACAGGCTAAATAATCTCTCTCTTGTTTTTACGATCTCATCTTCAGAGTCTAAAACAATTCTCAATGAGTTATTAATACCCTTCCACGCTTCAGAGTATTCAAGCAGCTCTTTAGTTGATTTAGCCACCCCCATTGATACGATTGCAGTACCTACTAAGCCTATTGTTTTCTCAAGCGTTGAGAATGATCCGTTTATAGAATCAACGGATTTATTCAAGCTTCTTTCTGTTTTATCGCCAGTTACAGCTAAATTTTTAAGCTTTGCACTGGCCTTATCTAAATCTCTTGTGTCCGAGCGAAATCCTATACTTGCAAGATCAGCCATGATTTACTCCTATAAAAAAGCCGCGATTAAGCGGCTAGTTTTTCAATGCCGAGAATTGTTTTTCTTCTTCAGCTAGTATTTTGTTTATTGATTCGTTCTGAGCCTTGATATCTTCTTCATTAAACTGTCTCTCATATGGAGGCTTACTTGGCTTTTTACCTTTTATCAAATAATGACAGTATTGTTGACTCATCATTATTATCTGGTCAGCCTCCCACGCCGTAAGGCTTGAATGAGACATATCAGAATAGGCTTTTAACTCTTGCCATGTTACGGCGAAAGTGCCCATACCAACACCTAAGGATGGTCCGACCTTTCTGAAGTGTGATATTAAAAGCGGGTCAGCTTCTGGCAATTTACAAATAGGATGCTTATCGCCAAACTGTTCCGCTCTGCTTTTATCAACACCATCTTGCGTGGCATTAAGCCAGCCTAAATGTTGAGCATATAGAGCTAGGCTTTCAGTAAGCCTTTGATAAAATTTGAGCGGTCATTAATTGCCATCACTGCTTGATCTGCAATCCACTTGTATTCCGGATTTAAATACAACTCTTTCATATTCTTTTGTGAAAACTTAAGCTTTTCACCGTTAAATTCCAAATTACAACCAGTTGAAACTTTTGAAACTAATGATGCAGTAGCCTCAGTGATAACATCTGAGTTGTCAGGTTCGTCGGCGTTTCGCACTTCTTTCTTAGCTTCTTTTTGTGCAGCTGCGTAAGCGTTAGTGTCAGCACTTAAAAGATCAATAGTTGAACCTTTTAGTGGTTTCCCAGTTGCAGGGTGAAGAAGCGTTAAAGTGTAAGATTCTTGTGATACCGCTAAATTTGATAAATCCATAATATTCATACCTTGTGTATTATCATCCAAAAAATAAAATGAGGTGCGATGGATGAAGTCGCAGACTGCCGTCTTTTACCTCAAAACTGTTATTTACATTAACTACTAAGGAGCTGCAACTCTCACGGGTTGGTAATTTAGCTCGATAGTTGCATCCATCATCATGTTATCACCTGCTGAGCCTGGGGTTTCTTGATATGCAGCAATATAGCCAGCTGTATATCTAATAGCACCATTTGGGTAGGTGATTTTGTATGATAAATCCTGTCCTTTTGTGGCTCCATTTAGGCCATCAAGAAGAATGTCATGACCTGCGTCACCTTCAGTGTAAAGATTATTTAGAGCTAACTGCCCCCAATCGATAGGCCCTTGCGATTTACACACCTCACCAGTTTTAAGAGGTGTAGATGATGTTGGTGAAGATGATCCGCCGAACTGTGGAATAGTAAGCGTATTACCGACCTCTGTGTATGTTAAAGCGGCATAGCCAGCTTCGTCTCGTGTTGCGGGCTCCGCCGCTGAAACTTCAATAAATGCACCGATCGATGCAACTGCACAACCTGCCATAATGTTTTACCTCGTATATGTGTTTTGGATAACTGTTTAATTGTACACTGTTTGCTAATTACTTGCCATTACGACTAAATCAACCTCGATCATTGTCCAGTTGTGGGTTTTATTAGAAGGCATTGGCCGACTATTTACGTTTGATATTTTAACTTTTTGATCAACATTATTAACTATAAATGACGCTCTTGGAAATTCAGCTTTAAGCAAGTTAGCTATAGCCATGCCTGAGAATTTACCGCCTTGGCCCTTTGGTGTTAATACATCAATTTGATAGATTGGATCTTGCCTGTCACTAGATGAACCGGATAAACCTAGCGGGTCCGTATCATTACCCATGTACGTTTCTTTCAAGTATATTTCAGTTGGCACAGGCTCAAAACTGGCATCTTGAATAGCCAGTCTATACCCCTGCGCATTTGCGAATAACTGCGTTTTATCAAGTAACGCCTTAGCTGTAACGAAATCATTAATCATTGATTGGCCCTAATTTGTGCGTTAACTATTGACGGCCATCTGCGAGCGGTTAACCTTACCATGCCTTGAGGTGCCTGCTCACTGTGACCGAATTCAAGCGGTACAGCTTGAGGAGTTGAGTTAGTGTAGTAAAATACCTGTCCAACTCTAAACCCTCCAAGCGTCGCATTTAATACGCTAACAGCACCTCGTCCAGGTTGAAAGGTTTCAGTGCTAGCCGAACCTATTGCGCCTATCCAACTATCTTTAAATTCAGCAGTATCAACGGGGCTTTTAAACTCCATTTCATTACCAAGCTGAATGAACGAGCCTTTAACAACACGCTCCTGCTTTTCTATTGATAGTTGGGCGAACTTTTTCAAGTCATTAGCTAAGGTCATGCTATCCAGTTCTTAGTTGAAGTTTTCTATAAACGTTAATGTCATCAACGCTGTTAAGCACAATTAAATCAACAACTCTAAACTGTTTGCTATTTAGCGTTATCACCATGTCTATTTCTGGCTTATCCGTACTGTCGAAAAACACATAAGAATCTCCCATCTGTACGCTTTCACCATCAATTTCAGATTGATTATATTGCAATAATGGTGACACTAACCCACTAATAACAACGTCAGGCTGTGCCGGAATAACATTACCGCTATCATCATAACCGCCAGTATTACCAGCTTTTACCACATCAGCAGGTTGGCCAAACTTTGTTATCAGCTTGACCGCTACATCATGCGCCTTTACATAATCAAATGCCGCCATTATGTGACCACCAATCGAGGACCGCCACCAAAGGCAAGGTAAGGACGCAATAATTTATCGGCCACGGTAGTGTCATAAGTGCCACCACTGATAGCAGTTCCCTCAACGTATTCTGTTTTAGTTTCCAGTACATCAAGCTTATCCATCTGCGATTTAACCTCGCCATCTTTATCATCTGTGGAGGTTTGCACGAATAGCAAACCTTGCAACTGCAAGATAGCTGTACAAGCATTAGCGTTTTTAATGTCCTTGCTTGCAATATCAAATGTTACTATATCCGTGTACAGCTTCATCCCTTGATCTGCATCAACCTTGACGCCCCGAAAGTCATGCAAGGCATCAATAAAATCATTAGCAGAAATATAGATAGCTGCCTCTTTATCTGTCGTGCTGTACGATGATAAATCAATGTTACGCAGTAAAGCGTAAGAATCTAACTCTGCTTCTGATAGATAACAATTCGCAGAGACTAAACCTGTACCGTCAGCTGGTATTAGTGCCATCCTTCAACCCTTATTATGTAATAGGTAAATCAAGATCACCCTCATACCAAGTTAGTAGACTTGATATGTCTTGAGGCTGATTATCTAGCGATGTTAAACGAAAAAGGTATGCTGTGTTTGCTTTTAGCAATTTTTCCCTACCCACTACAGCGCCGGACGTACCTTTACCTTGTCTTGATGTATTACCTATCAAGTAGTCAGGTGCAAAAACTAAAGTCCCGGCAGCTGTAACTGTCGCGCCTACTATGATTTGAGCAAGTCCCGTGATAGGGTTTATTGCTGAAGCGTTCTGATATGGCGCTGAAGTCCCACCCGTGTAAGATGGAGCTTCGAATATTTCAGCAGTAACGCCCTTGCCAGTAAAGCCAATAACGCGGCCTTTTAGTGATACAGTCTTGGCAC